AAGAGCTATTGTTTGGATGCTAATTATTACAAAGGAACTAATGTCAGAGGGTACTTCAAAAAGAAAAGAAGACAATTAGTACGAAAGCCTAAACAAGTAGGCACAATAGATATGCTTGGTCACGACATATTAAAAAGAGTATATAGCGTTGACGGCAAATCTCCGACAGTAACAGCACACGCGCATAAGGGAACAGTACCAAAGATAGAAGTTATAGCAGAAGCATCATCTGTGAAAGCATTAACAGAACGCAGAACAGAAGAAGCAAAAAGAATTAGAAAAGAACACATGAAAAAAACTGGAAAGGATTGGTCACCACGTAGAGGTAAAGAATTAGTACCTAGAGCAGATAACAAAGCTAACTGTTTGACTACATCAATGACCAAAGAACATATATTAGAGATCATCGAAGATAAAGAACTTTACTGGCGTAAGCTCACACCTTTAGAATGTGAAAGACTCCAAACAGTAGAGGATAACTTCACCGAGGGAGTATCAAACACACAACGATATAAGATGTTAGGAAATGGATGGACAATTGAAGTTATTTGTCACATACTGAATATCCTGGCCAAAGATAACAAATAGCTGTTATTTCAAGGTGTTTTATGGTATAATTAGCCTCATGTATTTAAAATTGAAAAAGGTTTGTCACAGAAGAGGAAGACAAGTAATTCTTTCCTGCACTCTACCAGAGGAGGCCACTTCTATATGAAAGCCACTCTGCGTGATAAACGAGTATAGAACAGATCCTTTTTCTCTTTTTGAAATACTATCATCATATGACAAGCGAGGTAAAATAAGATGGCAACAGTAAATGGTAAAGCAATGTGGGCAAGTGTAACAACTCCACAAACAAGATTCGAGCCTCACAACTACACAATAACTGTGGTGGTTGATGAGGAACAAGCTTCTCAGTTTGAAGCAGACGGTTACTCAGTTCGGGAAACTGACGATGGTAAAGTCGTAGTAATGAAAAGACGTTACGAAAGAAACGATGGAACAATCAATCCAGTTCCTATTTGTGTTGACAAAGACAAAGAACCTTTTACTGATAGAATCGGCAATGGTTCTGATGTCGTTGTTCAATACAGAGGATACGAGAATCAATTTGGCAAATTCCTGGAACTTCAAGGAGTCCAAGTTGTAGAACTCGTTGAGTATGATCCTTTGCCTGATGATGGCGAAGAATTTTAATTTTAACTATAGGTAAAATATAAAATGAAAGAAGAAGTACAGAACCCAAAGCCTTTCATCACTATTGATGATGTGCAAATAAATGTTGAAGACTTACCTGAAGATGGTCAAGCTATCTTTGGTAGAATTCAACGCTTGAACCAAAAGAAAGTAAATCTTGTATTAGACTTGGAAGAAGTCAACGCAGGATTAACCTCTTTTACGAGCAGTATTATTAGTATTGTCAATGCTGATGCAGGTGTAGAAGACGAAGAAGAAGCAGATGTTCCAGACATCGAAGAAACTGATGCGTTTCCGCCTGAAGAAGACTGAGTGAATTGAATCACACCTTGATTTCTGACTCATCAAGTTTTAAAGCTATAAATAACAAGCAACCGTAATATTCTTTTGCGTTCTTGTTATGCCTTTGCTTGATGAAGTCTACAGGTAAGAAGTACCTATGGTTAGGGTGGTTAAGGTAAACTTCGGTTGGATGTGGTAGGTTAAGAGTTTTTAACATTGGGGAGAGCAAACACAATGAAAGAAAAAAAAGAAAATGGTTTTGTGCAAACACATTTGGAATGTCCTTCATGTGGACATAAAAAATGTTATGCAATAAACGCAGACGGTTCAGGATATTGTTTCAGTTGTGGTTTCCGCAAGAAACATGAAAAGGGAATTGTCTATGACCTTGAGAAAGAAATAATTCA